CAGTAGTAGATTATGGTACATCAGCAAATTTTTCAGTAAAGACGATAGACGTTGATATAGAAGTTACAGCCGTAGTAGATAAAGGACAATTTAAGTTAAGAAAGGAAGGTACAATCGTGGACGAAGACAAAGATGTGTGTCAGGAAAGAGTAGTACAGGTGGTGGTAGTGGCCGACAGTGTCATCATTTTCCAGGGTATGGTGATGGCAACTACAACGGAGAACGCTCGGGATAAGGCGATCCTGGACAATTCCGAGAAGCTTAAGCAGGCCAAGAAATACAAGGTGTTGACCAAACCCTTTTGAAACCTTGGATGATACTACTATCTCCGTCCTAGAATTTTTTAGTCGTTGGGCGAAAGATGTGTGTCTGAGTATTGCAGGGTAGAGCAGTTGGTCAGCTCGTAGGGTTCATAACCCTGAGGTCACTGGTTCGAATCCAGTCCCTGCAATTATCCGAGTGAAAGTCCGAACTTGCCAAATTGATAGGAAGCCGATGGCTGAGAAACTGATAGTGGTTGCAAACACAAGGCAGTGTTGGCCTAGGAAGAGACTTGACGGCCACCAGAGGTGGCATTTTATGTATGAATAATGAAAGTATTGTATAAAAATAACTATACTATGGATTTAAGTCCGTATAGTGAAACAAAATTGCTTAAGTTCCATACAATACTTTCACCTAAATGTATAGGAGTTAGGGGCATTTAAACCTAACGGCTATGGTGATGGCAGGACAATGCCGTAAACTTCCTGCTGGCTTTTAACTCCTATTTTTTATTTAACAGGAAGTGTAGAATGGCGTTTAAACTATTTGAAGAAGCTGCTAAGAGGCGTAAGGAGAAGTGGGACTCCCATTTAAGTCCTGAAGTACTCGCCTGGGTGAAGGAGGGTAAGCAACTTACTTACAAGCAGTTTGAATCTAGGCCTATGAATAGTTATGAACGAGAATCCTTATTTCCTTTGTTAGATGATGATGCATTGATTAGGACGGCAGAAATATTTTTAAAGAATTGTGGTCTTCAACCACTACTAGGTATTAGTCCATGTAGTACCTATAACACGGCCTTAGAAGCGTTGTTAGTTCCTTTGCTGATAGAACGATTTAAGAAGTTAAAGGAGTCCACTAGTGGAAAAGTATAATGTACAGGCCATTTTCAATTCCATAGATGGGGAAGTAAATGGCTTTCATGGTTCTGGGGAGTTGTGTACATTCATTCGGTTAAAGGGTTGTAATCTTAGGTGCAGTTATTGTGATACTAAGTATGCCCAGGAGGAGACCGAAGGTAGTCTAATGACGTTGGAAGAAATTATGGAGTGTGTAGTTCTGCCAAAAGTAACAATCACGGGCGGGGAACCACTCATGCACGGGGATTTGTTTAAATCGTTGTTACTTAAGTTGTTACGAAGCAATTATTATAAAGTCACAGTGGAAACAAATGGTTCTTTCATACCATACTTTACTGGGTTAAGGGAGGATGAAAATCTTAGATATGTGTTGGACTACAAACTTCCTTCTTCTGGTATGATGGCTAAAATGAATACTGACGCTTTTGATATACTCCGTCCTGTAGATGTTATAAAGTTTGTAATATCAGATTTAAAGGACTACGATACAGCCAAAGCCCTGCTCCGTAAAGGAGCGGTTCAATCCAATTGGTCGGCCCATAAAGTTTTTAGTCCAGGTATAGTGGATCAAAAAGACTTTTCAGGGTGGCCAGCTAAGTTGGCCGAGTTGTTGATAGCCGATGCCCTGTGGGACGATTGTTTAAAGAATGTTCAATATTCCCTCCAGATACATAAGGTGCTTTGGCCTAATGCCGTGAGGGAAAGATAAACAAGATGGGAAGAAAATAATTATATTTTTCTCCCTTCTTTTTTTGATGAAAATCATATATACTCTATGGAGATAAATCTATATGGCAGATGGAGTAAAACAAGTGGAAATAAAATCGGATTGTTTAGGGTTTGGCAAGGCGTGGGCTCCAGAGGAAGATGATTGTAAAGAATGTAAAGTAAGTTTTTCAGAAGAATACAAGGCGTGTAAAAATATTGTTGTAAATTGGGTAAAAGAAATGCGGGAGGAGGCCGGAAAGTTTGCCTCTACCGCGGATATAGAAACCACTTCAAAAAAGGAGAACCGTGTGGGTAAGTCAGAAGGTGTAGCAGAATTAGGTGACGAAAACAAACAAGAAAAGGAAACGAAGAAAATGCCGAAAGAAAAGAAGGTAAAGGTACCAAAAGAAAAGAAAGTAAGGAAGAATGGTCTTCCTGGTGTAAATGTAAAGGCGTTGGCCCGTAAAATGATAGGAGAGGGAGCAGACGCCACTGCCATCAAAACCGAGATTGTTAGGTTGTACACGGAACTTGGCAAGACGGCGGAGTTTGCCACGAAACGTGCCAAGACCGTTTACGGTAGTGTGGTGAGGAAAATGAAAAAAGATAAGGCAGCTGGTGCTGACGCCACTGCCACACCTCCGGTTCCTGTTGAAGAACCCGTGGCCGGTACTCCCGTAGATCCTCCCGCCGTTGCTTAGGTAGGTAAATAACAAAAGATTACGACTGCGAAGGGTACGGCAGGCCAGCCCTTTAGGTACATAATCTAATAAGATCACCTCGAAAAATGGCTTGTAAGTAGAGTGATGAGCTTAGATATCTTTTGTTATTTTTATGGGCTCTGTAGTTTATCTAGGAGAACACTCAACAGCCAAAAGTTGTTGAACGTGAGTAGGTTCATATCCTACCAGAGCCCTTGTTTTTAAAAAGGAGATAGTTATGTTTAGGTTTGCAGAGTTCTTAATTCTTATTGCAATGTTTTGGTTGTTGGCCAATCTTATCCGCTATTGTTTTTTCCGAGCCAGTCGGGGAGGTGTTATCTTTCGACTGTCGGATAGTTGGATAAAGGGAGCCGACCAAGAAAAGAAAGGTCGGGAAGAAATGAACAGGAAAAGAAAAGGAATGGTTGCCGGAGTTGTTGTGGCAGTGTTAGTATTGATTGGACTACTGTTATTCATGATGTCTTTTGGTTGGGTGACTGTGAACCCTACTGAAGTAGCAGTACAAGTCAATAAGATTGGGGGAACAGTTAGTACTGATCCTCTCGGCGTAGGTTATCACTTCTACAATCGGTGGAAGACAGATATGCAGAAGTATGATATTGCCGTAAGATCCTGGCCAGAGGATGTGGAGAAGTCGGAGAATAGAAAAGAATACACCTTGGAGTTAAAAACTAAGGACGGTCAAAAGTGTTCAATAGATGTAACACTTTTGGTAGCCTTAAGGAAGAATGAAGTACCCGAGTTGCATAAGCAGATAGGTATCATGTGGGCGAATCAGGTATTGTTGCCACAGATGCGTTCTGAAAGTCGTATTGTTATAGGTAGTTATACGGCGGAAGAATTGTACGATGGTACGGTACGAGATAAAGTTCAACAGGCGATTACTGCCAAACTCGTGTTGTCGATGGCCAAGTATCCGGCTATTGATGTAAAAGATTCCTTGCTAAGACATTTGGAGTTTGATCCACAGTTTGAGAAGGCGATTTTGGACAAGAAGTTGGCCTCCCAGACAGTTGAAATAAATAAGAACTTGGCCTTGGCCCAGGAAGAAATGGCAAAGAAGCAGGAAGCCGAAGCAAAAGGTTTGAAGTTACAGGCAGTTCAGGCCGCCCAAGGTAGAGCAGAAGCGGTAAAGGTAGAGGCGGACGCTTCGAAGTATAAGTTGGAAGCGGAGGCCCAAGGCAATCTGGCGAAGTATAAGGCGGAGGCAGAGGGTAAGAGGTTACTTACGGACGCCGTAGGAGGTGGACAAAACCTTGTAGCGTTAACCTTTGCCCAGAATATACCGGATAAGTTGCAGATATGGGGTGTACCTACAGGACAGAATAGTACATCGTTGATGGACGTATCTGGCATCTTTGGTAATATGTTTCCGAAGCCTACTGCGACCAAGTAGTTGATTCGATTTTATACCCGCTCCCTCAATGATATCTACAAAAGGGATAGACGGTAGATTGGTAGTGTTTAAGTTCCTATAGGCTTTAAAAAGTACTAATGTATACGAGACAAGCGGGTGCCTTTTATTTTTAATGTGTTTACTCCGACGCTTGGAGATAACTGCCACAAAACGTCCAGGATGAAATCTAGAAGCTGTCTTGACCCGAACGGCTGAATGGGTTGAAATAATCGGGTCCAGGTGGCTCTTAAAAAGGAGAATGATAATTGAAACGTATCTACATGGCCAATATGATAAGTTCTGGGGCCAAGGCCGACAAGCAGTTTTATATAGATGCTGTACGGTCGGGAACATCTTATACCCTGGAAACTTTCTTTAAGGCAGGAAGAATAACAAAACTTCTTGATGCCAATCCTGACATTAAAGTGTTGTTAGATTCTGGCGCTTATTCACTTACTAATGTCCACTCCAGTATAACATGTTCTATGGAGGAGGATAAAGACGGTGAGAAGCGTGTATCTTTATCTACAGAGGATTTTGGAAAATTATCCAATCTGGAAAAGGTACGTGTATCCGCTAGGAGTACAGGTGGTTCTATTGGTCATCCTTTGTCAAAGATGGGAGCAATTAAGACAGGAATCTTAAAGAAGTTTATTGACTTCTCTTATAATGATTCTCCTGAAGTAAAGAAGTATTTGGACTCTTATATAGCATTCATTCATAAGTATAAGGAACAGTGCCACGCTTATGTAAATTTGGATGTTATCTATAATCCTGAGCGGACCTGGGAGAACCAAAAGTATATGGAAAGTAACGGACTACGACCCATGCCTGTTTTCCATTTCGGTGAGGATCATTGCTGGTTAAGAAAGTACATGGATGAATATGATTACATTGGCATTGGTGGTCTAGGTCAGGGGGCCACCAAAGAATCCTTTATAACAACCTCGGGTGATGTTACTTTTAGGTATATTCTTGAGAGTAAGCAGTCAATTAAAACCCATGGATTTGCAGTAACCTCATTAGATTTGTTACAAAGGTACCCGTATTACTCTGCGGACAGTACGACCTGGGTAAAAATGGCCGGTTATGGCAAGATATTTATTCCTGGTTTTGGTAGGGATAATGAGCCCGATTATACCAAGCAACCAATTGTATTGTATGTTTCGGATATGGGGTTGCAAAAGAAAGTAACAGTAGGTGATCATTATACGGTGAAGTATAAGGGAAGAGAGTTGGAGGCGATAACTAAACATTTAGATTTCATAGGAGTGGATAGAAAAGTATTAGGTAGTTCCTTGTTTGAAAGAACGAAGGCCAATATTTACTATTTTTCTGGTCTGATGAATTCTGGATTTACTCCCACTCTGTATGCTCAAGTTACAAACAGAAGAACATTTTTTTAGGAGATACTTGTGATTGATAAAAAGTTATTGGTTTCAGCCTTTGAGAAGGCAAGTAAAGCAGTAGGAGAAAATGCCCTACTGCCTGTGTTCCAGTGTTTTAGAATCAAGGGTGGTATTATCGTCGCTACAGACGGTATATGTACAATCCAAACCCAGTTGAAAGAGCTGGAGGCGTTGGCGTTGGATTGTGCCATTCCTGCCAGGATATTCCTGGACCTCGTAAAGAACCTCAGTGTAAAGGAGGTGGATGTAGTTGTCGAAGATAACAAGCTAACCCTATCAGCTACAGGATTGAAAGGGAAGTTTGTTACACTGGATAAAGGCGCCTTACTTCCTATTCCTGATTTTAGTAAGGTGGAGTGGAAGGATATATCAGGCGATTTTCTACATGACCTTTCCTTGTGTAGGTTGGTTGTTTCCAAGGACGAAACCTCAGGAGTGTTATGTGGCGTAAGGGTTCAGAATGATAGGTGCTTTGGAACAGATAAGTACAGGGTTGTTCGTTGTACCATAAAAGTTCCTACAGGCGTTGATGCAATCTTTCCGTCAAAGTTTGTAGATGTAGCCTGTTCCTTTAAGTCGGATGTATCCGCTATAGGTGTTGATAAGAGTAGTTTCTATATCCGACTTAAGGATGGTACAATTGTGAGTACAGTTTTATTGGAAGGTACTTATCTAGATATGGATCAATTCTTTCCAGATTTGACTACTCTGGAGAGGATTATCTTTTCCGTATCTGTTAAAGAATTGGTGGAACGTCATGTAATGTTCCTCCGAGAAGTTAGGGATATAGATAAGGAAACCTTGGTGGTTGTTGAAGGCACTAAGGTTACTTTTACTACTGTAGAAGATAAGTTAGGAACGTTGGAGGAGGATGTATTGCTGACAGCCCCGCCGACTACTAATTTTACTTTTGCAATCAATCCTATATTCCTTAAGGAGATGTCTGGAACTGTAAAGGAATTCTACTATGGTTCTGGTCGTGGTATTGTTGCGTTCCAAAGGGATAGTTTTGAATATCTGGCGCTTACTAAAAGGAACTCGTAGGTAGTATGTCACATCAACCAAGTTTTTTTGTTAATGAAGAAGCTCTGGCTCCCGTCCAGAAGAGAAGAAGAACGGATTCTTCTTCTCGTAAGCCAACAACTCGTACTATGGCGTATGATTGTAGTACATGTGGACTGGATAAGGGCTGCAACTTTCCAAGGATGGAACCTTATGGAAAAGGAAGTAAAGGGATATTGGTTGTAGCCCTGTGTCCTGGAAAGCAGGAGGATGAGACGGGGAAACCTCTTGTAGGTCCTTCGGGTAAACTTACCAAGACAGCCTTTAATCTGGCCGATATTGATATGGACGAAGATTGTATTCGTACTAATGTAATAAGATGTCGGCCAGAGATGGATGAAGATGGTAAGATATCAGGTGTAGAATCCGACCAGATTAAGTGTTGTCGTTCTTATCTAGAACAAACAATTCAAAAAGTCAAACCCAAACTAATCGTCTGTTTAGGTGCTGAGGCTATAAACGAAGTATTATCCGACTCAGGAATGGGCCGATTTACGGCCTTGGAAATGCGTGGCAGGGTTATACCCAGCCAGAGGTATAAATGCTGGGTGGGTTGTGCCTTCCACCCTGCCTACGCCCTCCGTAGTAAGGATAGGGAAGGAGGTGGTGATGTAGTAGAGTTGTTATACTATTTTGATATAACAACCATAGTATCCTATCTTAACTTCCCGTTGCCTAAACCTTTAACAAGTGATAATAACATACTTGTAACAGACGCCTCCGAGGCACTACTTGTTATTGAGGAGTTTATTTTAAGCAGGACTCCTGTAACCTTTGATTATGAAACCACCTGTTTAAATCCTTTTGAATCCAAGGCAAGAATCCTAACAGTATCCATTTCTAATACACCAGACAAGGCAACATGTATTCCATTAGGCGTTAACAGTTGGAGTGAGGTTGAAAAAGCCTTTGTAGAAAGTGCCTGGAAAAGGTTTTTAACTAGTCCTGTTCCTAAGGTTATTCAGAACTACAATTTTGAATATTTGTGGAGTAGAGTTTTCTACAGTGTAGAGATAAGTAATTTTATTCACGATACAATGGTTGCCTCCCATGTAATTCATTGTAATACTAAAACCACGGGATTGGAGTTTCAAACCCTGGAACTAACAGGCCATAATTATAAACATATGGTGGATACTTCAAATCTGGCTAACACTCCCCTGCCTTTAGTGGCAAGCTATAATTGTTTTGACAGCCGTTATCAAATAATGAGTTACCAGGAACAGATAAAACAATTCTTTAATGATACACGTGGATTCAATTCCTTCCTCACTAAATGTATGCCAGTGTTGGCAAGAATGACGTATCGTGGTATTAGGTTGGATAAGAATGTTCTGGCTGACTTTAAGAAGGAAACAGTAGGAGATATAGAGAAGGCCTTACAGGCTATTCGAGATTTAGACTGTGTAAAGAAGTTTCAGGAAACGTTGAAAGAGGAAGTAAATTTAAATTCTCCTGCCCAGCGTGGAAAGATTATTTATGACATACTGGGTTGTACTACTAAAAAGAAAACAAAGGGCGGAACTGCCAGATCTGTCGACCAGAATGTTTTGGCAGAAATTTATAAAGAGACTGACAACAAGGAAGCTAAGATATTTATTTCCAATTATGATATCTATGGTAAATATGGCAAGTTCCTTAAGGTTATAAAAAACTACGAAGAATACATGGATGAGGAAGGTTATGTTCATCCTTACTATACATTAAATACTGCTGAGTCTTATAGGTCGGCGGCACAAGATCCTCCTGTACACCAGATTCCTAAACGGGATAAGATATTGGCAAGGTTTAGAAAAGCTATTGTGCCTTCTCCTGGCAGAATATTTTATGAAGTAGACCATGCGGGAAGTGAAGTTCGTGTACTAGCTATGGTTTCTAAAGATAGGGTACTTACAAAAGAGATTTTAGAGAAAATAGATACTCATAGGCTATGGGCTTCAAAACTATACGAGAAAGATCCCAAGAATATAACTAAAGAAGAACGGTTTGAAGCCAAGAACAGTTTTGTGTTTGCTTCCTTTTATGGCGCTGAATATGAATCTATAGCAAGAAATATGGATCTACCCGTAAAGCATCTTAAGAAGGTTCAGGACGAGTTTTGGAGAAGATATGCTGGTGTAAAGGCCTGGCAGAATGAAATAATGGCTTTCTATAATAAGTATGGTTATATAAAGGCTGTATCTGGATTTAGAAGGCCTGGACCACTTTCCACTTTCCAAATATACAACACGCCTATTCAAGGTCCTTCTTTTCATTTGCTTTTGGATGAATTGGATAGGATAGATAACCGACTGGAAACATTAGGATTGAAATCCGTACCTAATTTACAGGTGCATGATTCTATTCTATTCGATATGGTTCCTAGTGAGGCCGATGAGGTTGTGGCTTTGGTTACAAAGATCATAAGAAGTAAAAGGTTTACTTGGCAGGGTGAAGTAATGATGGATGTTGAATGGTCCTGTGGTACTAATTTACTAGAAATGAAAGAGGTGAAAGTAGCATGAATATTCAAGAATACGTAGGTTTGGCAGAGCGGACGGAGAATAAGGATTTTGTTGGTATCGCCCATAGGATAGTTGGTAGTCCGAGTATTGAAGTGTTAGATGCCGATATGATTGAGGTATTACACGCCTTACTCGGTTTGGCAAACGAGGTTGGTGAGGCTACTACTCCGGTTAAAGCCCACATATTTTATGGTAAGAAGATAGACTGGATAAACCTCGGTGAAGAGATTGGAGATATGATGTGGTATATAGCCATGTTATCCCGAGTGATACAAAAGAAAACTGGTCTTACCCTTGAGGATTGGATGTTACGTAACATTGATAAGTTGAAGGCCAGATTCCCTGATAAGTTTAAGGAGTTGGCGGCGGTTAACAGGGATTTGGATGTTGAGAGAAAGGCTTTGGAAGGTAAATAATACAGTTTAATAACCTCTTTTTAAGGAGAAACGTTTATGGGAAGTTCAAGTTGGAATTCGAGGGCGTACACAAGTTACGCTTCTACTGTGGCGGACTTAGGAACAAAGGAAATTTTTACGGAGACAAAGTGTCACCCAGATTTGGACCCCTCCAAATTTGCTGTGAGGGAGTCGTGTGATTCCGAGGCCAATCCTTGCTCGACTCCTGTTATTGTCGGTGTAGATGATACAGGTTCGATGGGACATTTGGCAACGGAGATCATCAAACAGGGCCTGGGCGTTATAGTCGAAGGGATTAGGAACCGTAAACCTATCTCTGACCCGCACATCCTTTTGGCAGCGATTGGAGATGCCACTTGTGATACGGCTCCTCTCCAGACAACTCAATTCGAGGCAGATGTCGTTATCACCAAGCAAATCGAAAAGTTCTATATTGAACAGGGTGGCGGCGGTAACAACGGAGAATCCTACGCCTTGCTGTGGTGGTTTGCGGCGAATAAGACGGTCTGTGATTCCTTCGTATTAAGGAAGAAGAAGGGATACCTATTTACAATAGGTGATGAGAGTTATCTGCCTATTATTCACAAGGAAGAAATAATTAAGTTCCTGGGTGGTACAGTACAGGCGGATATACAGATCCGAGATTTGTTGTCGGAGTGTGAGGAGAAGTGGGAAGTGTTCCATCTCATTACTCCCACTTCAGCAACCGCCCATCAGGGAGCCATACAGAGATGGAAGGATTTACTCGGACAACGGGTCGTTGTAGTCGATGATTACACCAAGCTGGGCGAAGTAATTGTTTCCATTATGCAGGTGAATGAAGGCCAGAATAAGGAAGATGTTATTGGTTCCTGGAGTGGTGATACCAGTCTTACAGTGGCAGGTGCCGTAAGAGATTTGGTTGCCGTAGGAGCCAGTACTCCTGGTGTATCTGTAACAGAGATTACAGAGATATGAAAGTAACGACTTTTTGCGGCTGGGTATGACATTACCGTAGCAATACAGTTCGTCGTTAAACGTCCGCAACACTTGCATCAGGCAGCTAAGTGCAAGCGTGTGGTTGGCCCACGTAATGATAGCAACGTCAGCAGAGACTGGTCAACAGACGTGACAGGCCGGAGAGTACGGCCAATTTTTAGGAAATAAAAGTATGAAAGTATTAGCAGTTATAGGTGCCAACTTCGGAGATGAAGGCAAGGGACGCCTTGTAGATCAGCTTGTGTCTAAGAATGATTCTCCCGCCATTGTTATACGCTTCAATGGTGGGGCACAAGCTGGTCATACCGTTGTGTGTCCTGATGGAAGAAGACACGCCTTCAGTCATTTTGGCAGTGGTAGTTTTTTAGGAGCCTCCACATACCTAAGTGAATTTTTTATAGGTAACCCTTTTCTGTTTGCCAAGGAATCTAGTATACTACAGGATATGAAAGTAAATCCTAAAGTTTTTGTTAATCAACTTATGCCATTAAGTACGCCGTATGATATGTTACTAAATCGAGAAATGGAGTTATGGCGCGGTGTTAACAGACATGGGTCTTGTGGGTATGGTGTTGCAGAAACAGTATCGAGGTTGTGTGATACTCCATACAAAACATTTCTGGCTACTTTTACGGCGAACAGGAAACGTTTTGAACAATTAGTTAAAGCCATAAGGGATGACTATATTCCTAGTCGTTTAGAAAAGGCGGGAATAAAAATTCCTACTGATGTATTTAATGAAGCTTGGCATTCTTCCGAAATGTTAAGATTGTATTATGAATCCTGTGAATTTTTAGTAAAACATACTGATCATAGTGATATAAATTTCTCCGACTACAAGACGGTTGTATTTGAAGGAGCCCAAGGATTAGGGTTGGATGAGAACCACAAGTTTTTCCCCCATGTTACTCGTAGCAAGACAGGACTTCCTAATGTAGCAACTATCTGTGAAAAACATCATGTGAGTAGTGTACATGTTATATATGTTATTCGGGCGTATTCTACCAGGCATGGGGCTGGACCTTTTCCAACTGAGGATAAGGGATTGTTTTATAGGGATCTTACTAACTTTGAAAATGATTGGCAAGGTAAGTTAAGATTTGGTTATCTGGATGTGGATATGATAACGGAGAACATAAAGAAGGATATGAGAAGTACAAAACTTACTGTACTGCCAAGTGTAGCTATAACTTGTTTAGACCAAGTGGCGGATATAGTAAGAATAAAGTATAAGCAGAAATCTACGTTTGTACGAAAAGAAGATCTTCCAGGAATTATTACGGAATCAACAGGAATTAAACAAATTTTAATAAGTAGAAGTTGTGTAAGGAGTGTTAAGTAATGGCATTGTATCAGAAAGTAAGGCCGTCGAAGTTTAGTGAAGTGGTAGGAAACGAAGCTACTGTGGCAAGTTTACAGGATATGTTAAGTAGGAAGAAGGCCATACCCACTGCCTTCTTATTTTATGGCCCAAGTGGTTGTGGAAAAAGTACCCTGTCGAGAATACTGGCCAGGGAGTTAGGCGCCGAAGAAAATGGTATTATGGAGTTGAATGCAGCCAATACTCGTGGTATTGATACTATGAGAGATGTGGCAGCCCAGGCTCCTATGAGATCATTCATGAGTCCTGTGAAAGTATTTATTCTGGATGAATCCCACCAACTACCTTTGGCCAGTCAGCAATGTTTGTTGAAGGTTATTGAGGATTGTCCTCCACACGTATTCTTTATCTTTTGTACTACTAATCCTGGAAATATCATCGACACGATTAAAACTAGATGTGCCCAGTATGAAGTAGGATTATTGACAAGAAAGAAGTTGTTAACTGTATTAAGGAACGCCCTCTCCACCGTCGGAGGTAAGGTAGGCGACGATGTATTAACAGTTATAGCAGATACCGCCAATGGTTCCAGTAGGTCCGCCCTAGTAAGCCTGGAGAAGGTATTAGGAATGGAAGATGAAGATATGGCGTTGGAGGTGGTAACAAAGAATACTATTTATGATGAGTCAGTATATTCTTTGGGTAAGATGTTGGTAGCTACTCCAGCTGTACGGTTAAAGAAGTGGAAGGAGATGTTGAATACCTTTGGAAAGTTAAGTGAAGATAGTGAAGCCATTAGGAGGGCTATACTGGGACACGTAAGTGATGTGTTGTTGAAAGTAACGGATATAGAAGATGCCAAGGATTTGGCTTTTATCATTCAAATCTTCTCTGAGAATACTTTCTATGGTGGTAAAGCCCAATTGTTTTCAATGTTAACAAGAGCGTGTTTTGGAAATTTGAAAGGATAGAAAATAAATTTTATTTTCTCTGTGGAAATTTACAGAGAAAATCATATACTTCTTATGGCAGGTCAATAGATGTATCATGTAGGAAATATTTTGTTTTACTGTGGTATGGGAGTAGTAATCCTATTCTCCCTCTTTGTTTTTGTTTTTGTGATGACAAAAATTGTAGTAAGCGCTTTTTATGAAACGAAAGCTTACTATTTATCCAAACAGAAGTTGTTAAAAGAAAGATATAAAAATTTGAAAGGAGATGTACATGAGTAGATTAGATGCAATCAGACAAAAGAAACAAGAAGCCAAACAAAGGAAGGCTCGTAGCTTTTCTTATGTGGATACTGTAAAGGCTGAGCGCCTTGGTATCCCCCAGTACAAAGCGGCGGATGGAGATAACTTTCTTTATATAGTGCCTCCGGCCGACCCTAATTCATACTTTGGCAGGGAGATTTGGAAGCACTCCAATGTTGGAGCAGACGGTGTTACATTCTTGTGTCCCAAGAAGATGCAGAATAAGTATTGTCCCATTTGTGCCGACATCATTAAGTTGAAAGCTAAAGATCCTCAAGATGAAGCCATTCAGGATCTTCGTCCAGCTTCGCGATTTTTATTCTTCGTTGTGGATGTAAAGAATTCTGAAACGGAGAAGAAAGGTCCCCAGTGGTATGACGCTCCTATATCAGTGAATGATGCCATTGTGAAGGCCTCCGAAGATAAACGTACGGGTCAGGTGGTGGATGTTAGTGATCCTAAAAAGGGTTGTAATGTATTGTTTGCCAAATCCGGTTCTATGAAGAAAACCAGATATGATAGTTTTGAATTGGAACCTCGGGAGTCACCGGCTAAAAAGGATTGGCTTGATGTTCCTGAGTTTGATGATATCCTGAATTTTGTGGACGCGGATATTATCGAGGTAACTTATACAGGAGGTATTAAAGAAGCCTCAGAAGATAGTTCGGATAAGGGTTCTGAGGAGAAGGAATCTCCTCGTGGTCGTAGAACTGCGGAGAAGACAGAAGAACCTGAAGAAGCTCCCAGAGGTCGTAGGTCAACAGAAGATGCCGATGATGATAGGTCGGAAAAACTCCGTGGACGGAGAGTGGCAGAGGACAAGGATGAAGAGCCCGAGGAGGAAGTTGAAGCACCCGAGGAGGAAGTTGAAGCCCCTCGTGGACGCAGAGCTGCTGAGGATAAGGAAAAGGATAAGGAAAAAGAAAAGGAAGTAGAAGAACCCGAGAACAGTGGCCTACACGATAGAGTGCGTAGGCGTGTATCGGAAACAGCCGCGGAAGACGCCGAACCTACGAGACGTAGGAGAAGTTAGACGGCATACTATAGCTAAGTATGGATTGCAAATAAAATAAACTAACGACTGCCAACGAAGCATCAAAACGTCTGAGCAATCAATCCGTCTTTAATAGTATGTGGCTCTGTGGCGGAATAAGACGCTAAACAAGATAGTTATTGATACGTGAGCTTGTACCTGTACCCCAGGTGAAAAATATCGTGGTTTGGCCACCTGATAATCAATAACGTGTAGGATGAAATTTCCTGTCAGAGCCATTTTTAGAAAAGGAGATAGTTATGGATGCTGTAGTTAAACAAGACTTCTTGGATTTTATGAAAGATTTTAAGGAGGGATTGAAGATTGACAAACACGATCTGGATAATGAATGTGTAAAGCAACCTTCAATACACCAGGAGATAGGTGAGAACCAGGTTAAGGCAAAGGATTTGTTTCAGAAAGCCAAGTCCCGTTTAAAGTTTGTGGAGGCCGACCTGGCAACAAAAATTAGAGCCAATCCCAGTAAGTATTCCGTGGATAAAACTACAAAGGAAGTAGTGGAGAATACAGTAGTAATCCAGCCAGACTACCAACAAGCAGATAGTGATCTAATCGAGATAACTACTCTACTTGGTATGTTAGATGTGTTGGGTGATGTAGTAGATGATAGAAAATCCATGGTGAGGGATTTGGTTACTTTACATGTCCATAACTACTATTCCGAGGGAGATATGTCTTCGGAGAAGAGAGAAGTAATTGCTAACAGGCAGTCTGAAATAGTAAAGAAGCGGCGTGAAGCTGCTCAGCGCTTTTAGTAATGGATAATTTTTAGAAAGGAAAATGAAATGAAACTCAATCAGGTTATCGCTCTTGTTCAAGGAAAGAAATCAAGAGCAGCGAAGATGCTTACGGATCTTCACCAAGGATGGCAAAAGGAAAGGATAAGTGGGTTGATCCGCACTTATCAGCCGAAGGAAGATGGTGGAGAAACTTTCCCATCAGAAAGTAAAATGGTTCAGGTATCTGTCTTGCCCGCGTTGATTCCTGTACAAAAGGAGTTGTCGGACTTTTACAATATTGTTGCTACTCAGGAAAAGGGTAATACGACAGCTGTGGCGGATGTTATTGTGGAGGGACAAGCAATACTTGCTTGTGTTCCAGTATCATTGTTACTATTCCTTGAGAAGCAACTGGTGGATATACATACCTTGATTGGCAGTTTGCCTACGTTATCCGATGATAAGACGTGGTCGTGGGATACAGCCAAGAGTTGCTGGGTAACAGATGTAGAACAGACAGCCAAGGGTCAGAAGAAGATAAAACCCATTGTCAAATACGACGCTACAAAGGAACACCCAGCCCAAACGGATTTGATTACTGTGGATGAGACCGTGGGTTATTGGTCTACTGTTCACCTTTCAGGAGCGCTTCCTAAGGATAGGAAGATTGTTATGATACAAAAGGTGGAGAGATTACAGGACGCCGTAAAGGTGGCCCGTGAAGTTGCCAATGGTTTGGAAGTAGTACAAGAAAAGGTTATGGGCGATAGTGTCCTTAACTACATTTTCTCTTAAAAGTGAATAGAGCGCAGGCTTAGACTTAGCTTTAGACTAAAAACAAAAGCTGTATGTAGGTTCGAGTCCTACTCTCGCCATTACTTTTTATCTGGCGAGATGGCGAAATTGGCACACGCATTACCCTCGAGAGTTGGTAACTACAGTAAATAAGTTTAGACTATCGCTCTAAGTTAAATCCCATGATGCTTGCCAGGTCGAAGGCTGTTTTTTTGTCGTGCGATGCCATTTCAAGCATGGCCCCCTACTCCAGCCATTATTTTATATAGGTGGGGGTAGCTCAAGAGGAAGAGCGGACGATGTTAGTTTAAACAACAGCTTAAACGGAGAATACTGGCAAGGCGAAAAGTTCCATCATATGGCCTAATGGACCTGAAATCCATAATGCGCTAAAGAAAGCCCCCGTTGGTAGGGTAATCAGCGGGGGCGTTTTTGAAAGGTACTTGATTATGTCAGAGGAAGTTGTTAGACGCACAAGAAAAATCATAGAAGAAGACCGTGTGGAAGTGGATGAACCAGATGTTAGAGATTGGATTAGTACAACGTGTACTGTGTTGGACTTGGCGATTACAGGAAGTCTTCCTGGTGGTTTCCCCGTGGGTAGAATCTGCCACATATTTGGCGGTGAATCTGCGTGCAAGACTGTCATAGGAACGGCCGTTCTTGGCAGTGCCCAAAGAAAAGGAGCCATTACTTATTTTGAAGATGTTGAACATACTTTTATGCCGGCGTGGGCAAGTATGTTTGGTTTGAATGTAAAGGATAAGGATATCTGGCATTTGGATCAGGATTGTGAAACCCTGGAGGATTTGTTTGATAACAAGTTGAAGGGAAAGAAGGGTATACTTCAAGCCTACGAGGGTAAGTTAAAGGTGGTGTTAGTAGATAGTTTAAGTGCCCTTACTGCCTTGGCAGAACAAGAATCTAAGTTATCCGACCCAACCTTTGGCACTGTGAGAGCCAAGCAAATGTCCGCCGCTATGAGAACCAGCATTTCTTTATTGGGTAAGAATAATACTACTCTGGTTTTTATTGACCAAGCCAGGGATAAGGTAGGAGGTTTCTCCCCGCCAGGAGCACCAAAGAAGGAAACATGGTCAGGTGGTAGAGCAGTTGGATTTTATAGTTCTGTAAGAGTCCATTTGAAAACCTCCGAGCCAGTAAAGAATAGTAAGCGTAAAGAAATTGGAACTTGGATTAACTTTGCCATAGATAAGAACAAAGTAGGTATCCCTCATAGGAAAGGTTCTTTTTGTATTCTGTATGATTATGGTATCGACAACGTGACCACAAATTTGAATTTTCTCCAGGAGTTCCAGGAATCTGAAAAGAAGATGGTATTTAATGGACAGGAGGATACTGTAAAGAATTTGGTGGAGTATGTAGAAGCCAACAAATTGGAGAAGGAATTGGCTTTGGAAGTTGAAAAAGCCTGGAAAGAAAGTTACGCTACTGGCCATAGTAGGAAAAGAGAAGTATGGTAAAATTTGACTACAAAAAGTTTCAAATAGGCCAGGGTGTTAGAGTTAAGGCAGTAGTAGATTCTCATTGGGAAACTTCAACTAAGTATTTGGAACGTTCTAAGAAAGTAATAGAACGGATGGAGTGTTCCGAGACAACTATTGGTCAAATAACTGGTGTACGACGAATAGTACTCGGTAGTATTATTGAAGGTTCTAGTGGTTATATGGGGGAGGATTATGAACCCAATAGTTTTAATCCAGAAAAAGTGATTATGGTTTGGGAAGTAAGGACGGGATTAACTAATAAACCTATCCTGGCCTATCCTGAGGATTTGGAACGAGTGTGGTTAAGAATGGATATGCCTGTTCCTATACTTCGTTCTTGTGCCATTGTTTATAGCGACGTGTATAGAAAGGCGATGTCAGAGGATTCAAAGAATTGGCCACGAGATGCCAAAGGAAGATGGAAGGGTGTATAATGAGTAGTTACATAATTGGAATAGATCTTTCACTTAATCACTTTGGATTTGTAGGGACAGATGTAGAGTGGAAGTTTCCCTTTTTTGCCTTTATGACCGACCAAGCAAAGTTTATGAAAGGCAATTATGATTGGTACCGTTTTCTTCTTGATTCTAGGGATAGAAAGAAAGAAGAAGATATAGACGCTTATACTGCCAGGCGAAGAAATACAGTAATAAGATTTATGAGTGATACTACCAAGTTATTCACAAATCATCTTAGAACGGTAGGATTGGATGTGGAACATTCTATTACTTATGTGGCTTTTGAAGGTTATTCCTATGGTTCTAAGAGCGCTGGTTTGTTTGAACTGGCAGAGGTAACTGGTTGTATACAGAACGGGATGTATGAGGTGGGTGGATCTATTCGTTTGTATGATCCTTTGTCAGTTAAGATGTTTGCAACAGGTAATGCCCGTTGTCTTAAAAAGGATATGGTTGAAGTAGCCGAGAAGCTATGTCCTACCTTTAAGGACTTTAGTAAATTTGTAAAAACCAAGACTAAGAAAACAGCCTTAGGTCCTGTAGAAGAATTTGATGGACCAGGTACAGATTTGGCAGATGCCTACTTCCTGGCCAGATTACTTACTTACGAGTTGG